TTTGTGGTAGTAGATCACCTACAACGAGTGGTTCTTGAGGATCTTCTATTTGTGGTAGTAAATCATCTATAGCAAGTGGTGGTTCTTGAGGGTCTTCTATTTGTGGTAGTAAATCATCTATAGCAAGTGGTGGTTCTTGAGGGTCTTCTATTTGTGGTAGTAAATCATCTATAGCAAGTGGTGGTTCTTGAGGGTCTTCTATTTGTGGTAGTAAATCATCTATAGCAAGTGGTGGTTCTTGAGGATCTTCTATTTGTGGTAGTAAATCATCTATAGCAAGTGGTGGTTCTTGAGGGTCTTCTATTTGTGGTAGTAAATCATCTATAGCAAGTGGTGGTTCTTGAGGATCTTCTATTTGTGGTAGTAGATCACCTACAACGAGTGGTTCTTGAGGATCTTCTATTACTGGCAATAAATCTTCTGTTGTTATAGGAACTTCATTTTGTTCTTGTTGATCTAATTGTTCAAAAATAACTTCAGAAGATTCTGGTTCTTCTTCTATTACAGGGGCTTCAATAGTTTCTGAAATTGGAGGTTCTGGCATTTCAGGAGTTTGAAATACCGTCTGTTCAGTATTGTCTTCTGCGTTTAATTCTGGATTTAGTAAGGATCCATATGCATCTGATCCTACTGTTATCTCTGGTAAAGACATAGAATCCAATTTGAAAAAATCAAAATTAGAATAGTTTACTTGTTTATTTTCGTTTGCCATTTTTCTTCTTCTCTTCCTCTTCTAACCAGATCTTATGTTGTAATAGATAAACTTCTCTTTCCCATGGCATCAAAAATTCTATGTCACTTATACTAAAATTTGCGCCTGCACTTAAGAAATGGTTTACTTTATAAAATGAAACCAAATTCATATAAGTCAGGCATGTGTAAAAAAATTGAGAATTCCCTCCAACTTCATAAATTTTTCTTTTCCATCCATTGTGTAGTATCTTACAGTTCCTGTTATCTTTGGCAAAGATGTAACAAATACCTTTATTTTTTCATATTCTGCTATTGTTAAATTTGATAACAAAGAATCAATATCAGCTTCTGACATATCGTTTACATCATAAACGCCATCTTCTATGTAAACTTTAAAGAGAGAGGCTTTGACAAAATGCTTTGTATCAAAATTACCTTTCATGGATAATATTTTTGATATTGTTGGTTCTTTTAAAATTACTTTTGTAGTGCTATCAAGAGAAATTTGTTTTTCTTTTGATCCAGTTACTACTTCAATTTTGCTTAGATCCATTACAGATGAAATTTTTTCATTTGTATCTGGGCATGTGAAATTTATTTTTACGCTTTCGCCTACAGATTTTGCTCTAAGATTGCAGAAGAGATATTCCATATCTTGTATGGTTAATTCTTCTGCATTTACATCAGTAAAACAATCTTTTATAAGATCTAAAATAGATCTGAATATTATTTTTGTATCTTTATTTTCTTTTATGAGTAAAAGGGTTTTTTCATCAGATACTAAAAATGGTCTGAAAAATACTTCTTTATTTTTACTTGGTAAAATACACGAATAGGTTGGATATTTTCTTTTTAAAATCATGGATTAGAACCTTCAAGCACATCAACTGTGTAGCTTCTAAAATTAAAAATTACATCAAATGTCAAATTCCCAGAATTGGGTTCTGAATTTAATTCAAGAGGAAGCATTCTTACTGGAAATGCTTCTTTAAAAGTGAAGGTGCATGCTTTAAATCCGTTATATGTTAAAGCGTGTACCTTCACTTCTCCATTTTTAGCACATTCATCATAATACCTTGCTGTTGTTACTGTTTCACTTACTCCACCTTGTGGTGTTAAATTTTCAATCCAAGTATTTAACTTTCCATAATTTTCCCAATTTTGCTGAATTACAAATCTTATCAATAATCCAGTATCACTTTCAAAAGTTGGATTGACTGGAATATTTCTTCCTAGACCTGGACCAGTTGTTCTATCTGGTATTAATTCCACTCCTCTTGATCCAAAGTTGGCATATATTGCTGGTATCGACTCTGCACTAGTAATATCTCCGCAGTCTGAGGAAAAATCCACAGAATACTTTGTTTTACTCTGCAATCCATTATTATCTTGAATTAATGCTATTAGTTGTTGTGGATTCATTTGAATATGTTCTTCTCTGTTAGTAGTTTAAACTGCCAGTTATTTTGATCACATAATGTTTTAGCTGCTTTCCATTTAGATTCGTTTATCGTGTATCTAGCAACATCATCTTTAAAGCATTTTGCCTTTTTATTTGTTGGATATAGCGTTTGTTTATGCGGTTTAACTTCTACTATAAGTGTAGTTTCCTTACCTTCTTTAGTTCTCATCTTTACTACAAAGTCAGGAAAGTAAGTATGTTTTTGACCATCTACTGGTGACACATAAGGTATTTTTAAACACTCATAACACCAATTAATAACCGAATCGGTATCATCAAAGTATTTGCAAAGTTTTCTTTCCCATAGAGATTTGCATAAAATTTTTGATGAATTTCCGACATATTTTTCTATGTGCTCAGGTAAAAATTTTGTTTTATACGGCACGAAATATATATAACGGACTTAAAAATGGGTGTAAGAGACTTATATTATCCTACTTCTACTGAATACGATAACGAGCAAGGTTATGTGCTTGGTTTTTCTGCTGCTGATTATAGTGTATTAGCTAGCCAGAGAACTAGAGATTGGATATTAGGTGGAGGAAGTTTTTTAAATATTGGATTACCTTTATCTACAGAATTAGTTGTTCAGACACAACATGGATATTCTGAAGAAGCCAATCCAGTAGGTCCTATGCTTTCTGCCGCAGGAGCATTGAATAGTGGTGGAGCAGCGGCAATGCTTAAGAGAGTATTTGTTGATCCTATGATAACTTATTTTAATAATATAAGTTCGACAGTTAGCCAGCAAATTTATTCTAATATTACTGAAATGTCTCTTAAGTCTGAAGCTAGAAGAGAATTTACTTTTAGTTGGCTATTAGTACCTAAAAATAGTGCTGATGCCGCAGAAATAGTAGATATTTGTAATGCTTTTAGAGAAGCTTCTTATCCTATTTTTGCAGATCTTCCAGAAAGAGTATATCCTCCACCTATATGGGCAATTTATATTATGGCTGCGGGAGGAATAGATATGGGTTTGACTAGAAATTGGTTGGGAGATCCATTGGTCTGTGTTCTTGCCTCAGTTGCCGTTAATAAACTACCATTAGATTCAACCAGACCGACATATTTTAAAGAAGGTGACGCAGCACAACCAGTTGCTACGGCTTTATCTGTGGTTTTTAAAGAGTTTGAAACTGGAGCAGCAATTCCAGGTGGAAAAGTAGTGAGTAAATCTGAATTTTTAAGCACTTAATAATAATGTTTAACAATCAACCAAAAATAAATTATTCATTCGATGGAATAGAACGAGAAATAGTTTTATTTAATAATGATTTTGATTTATCTGATGTTTCATCTTCATTTTACGCTGAAAAAATAAATTCAGATGAACTTTTGGATACTTTCTCTTTTAGATTATTTGAAAATACTAATTATTATTACATTCCTCTTTATTCTGGAAATATTTTAAATCCTTTTATTGAGTTACCTCCATCATCAGAGGAAATAGAAGTTGAATTTAGCGATTTTAAATCAATTACAAGTCCTATCTCTAGATTTAATATTGATGGTATTACTGGAACAACTGGAAATTTTTTACTACCAAACGATTTAATCGTTGGGGTTTCTGGAACTTCATCTGGTTATGACATAACGAATAATTATGGTTATATCATAGATGTTGATTATGCAGTCGATAAGCTTAAAGTTTTAATAAAAGGATCTCTATCATCATCCTCAGCTTATAGAGTTTTGCGTAATACCGATGGAAAATGGAATATAGTATCTGCGACATATCTTTTATCGCAACCACAAACAAACGATTATGGCGGTTCTCCAATAAGATTTATAGATCAATACGGAATCATTGTATATGACAGAACAGCTGTTGGTTATGCTTCTGGTACTCCAACAGGGGGATACATATCACTGAGTGAACAGAGTGATTTAGTTGGAGATAGAAATATCATAAACATTCCAACCACATCTGACATAAAAATTGTTGGAGATATGATTAATGTCAGTAGCTAATTTAGTAAGCATACAATCCATAAAAATAACACACGGAAGAACAAATCAAACCTGGACTGTTATTGATGGAAACAACAATTCTAATGGCTATTTTGAACAAATAGTTTTTGATGAAGGGCTTGAACAAACAGTTCCTAGTGGTGTTTTATTACTCAGAGATCCCCATGGTGATGTGCTGAAAAATTTTAATTTTTCAGGAAAAGATACATTACAGGTAATAATTAATATACAAGATCCACAAAATCCTGATGTTTCAACACAAACCGTTTTGTGGTTTATTATATACCAAGCATCACATGCAACTGATTATGCGGATAGGACACAACCTAGATTAGTTTCTCTTAAATTTATAGACCAAGCATATTTTTACAACGAAAGAAGACCTTTCGTATATGAAGAAAATATAAAATTAGTTTCTGACTGGGCTAAAGATATAATTGTTAGATTTAGCAATCTACCCTTTGTAGGTGGAGAAACAGATGGAAGACCGTTCTTCATATCAGCTAGTAAAAATTACGCATGGCTTAAAGAAAAACAGCAAATATATCCAAGCGGCAGAAAAGTAGATAATAATAGCTTTTTAAATCTATTAAATTACTTAGCAGCAAATGCTGTAGATTCTAATAACGTTCCTAATTTCTTCTTTTGGAAAGATTTGCATTCTACTAATTTTATTAGTTATGAAACAATGCAAGATACTGTGCAAAATCCGATTGCTATGAGTTTATCTACAACTAATATTGATGCAATTGGACCAAATGGAGAAATAAAAATAAACTCAATAGATCCAGTTCCTAATTTTTCATTTATGGAATTGGAAAACAATGGAGCATTCTGTTCTTATTACGAAAGAATAGATCCAGATTTCGAAAATCCATATTTTAGTTTTAGTGATCTTAGTAAAGGATACACGATATATCCTGTAACATATTCTTTGAATACATCGTTTAAAAAGGGTGGTAAGCTCTTTTCTCCATATCAGTCAAAAGCAAATATTGCAGATGGTATAAATGTACCAATGGATCCCTTAAATGATCCAGCCGATGGCATAGCTCAAGATTTCTTTCCTGTTGCTGGAGCTACTTTTATAAACATTACTCCAAAAAGAATGTATGATGATGGCCAATGGGGGTATCTTGATACGACATATAACAACAGTAATATGTCTGAGCCAACATTTAGCCTTTATACAGAACAAGGTATAACTGGTAAATACGATAAATCCAATCGTTCATCTGCTGCAATGTGGCAGACTATGTTTGATATAGATGAACTTGATCCTATTTTAGGCGTTACTTTGCAATTTGCATCTGAGCAAACCGAAGAAAATCCGCAGGGAAATTCTTACCAAAAAGTAAATTATATTCAAAAATTTATAGAAATAAGACAAGGTATTTCTGCTGCTAGAAAAGAATACTACCAATTAAGAGAATTAAAAGAAAGATGGAATATTTTCAAATATGTTGTTTGTTGCATAAACGATATTAGCGATTCTTTTTATGCTATGATTTTAGGAGCAACTGCTCTTGAAGGATCGGAAGATGTTATTATAGATCCTATTCCATCCAAATCAAAGGCATTTAAATATGCATGGAAAGAAGTACAATTCCTACCAAAGGAGTATGAGGGAATTTCAGGATCTGATGTAGTTTCAATATTCCCTCAATTTGGTGCATCAGGATCTGCTGGTGGATGTACCTGTGGTATTCCAACAGGTCTTTCTCTTTCTGCCGGGATAACAGGGATCACATTTGCTTGGGCGCATCCGTTCTTTGAAGTTATGCTTCCAAATGATTCAAGATCTGGTGGGTTCTCTGGTATTAGTGCTGGATTTACCGCAGATGAATTCGTATCGATTAATACTTACCCATATTTCCCGGCATTTAATATAAATGAATTCTCAAATTATGAAATAACTGAAACCGGATTGAAGAGAAAGTATGCAGGAGCTGGAATTAACATGGAATTGGAAACATTCCCTAAAGGAAATAAAATTATTCCTGTTGGTTATATACCATCGTTTGATGATCCTTGCAAACACCAATTCCACGGGCAAATAGTAAAAATGTATCAAATACCTCTAAAAGGAATTAAAGGTATTAGTCTTTCACAAGAAGATCTAAAAGCCGCACCAGTCATATATGTTTTCGATGTCCAAAATGCAATTGAAGGACAATGTGACGAATGTGCAGGAGATCCATAATGTCTAGAAACGTATTTTTAAATAAAGTTATAGCAACCACAGCTGTACAGACAAATCAAATTGATGAAGAACATATTGAAGCTAAAGAATATGTTTGCGCCAATCCTCTAGCAATATACGGAGCACCGCCAAGAACTGTACCAGAATGTCTTGAAAAGTTTTTTCCTGGATATACACAGAATGCTGCCTTAAATGATATGGTGGCTAAATTAAGACCTTCTAAGCCATCTATTGCTTCTGGTATGGACAGTGGACTTGCAATTTACGAAGAAGATCCAGAACCAGATGGATGTACCTTAACTTGTGCCTTTGTTGAAACAAAGATGTGCGATGATATTAAGGAAAAACTTGGAGATACATTCCTTGGTTGTTTTTATTCAGAACCAAATGCTCCATTTAGCTGTGATTGCCCATCATTCGGAAAAGACTTTCCAAAACTATTAAGTGTTGCTGTAAAGAATTCTACTTTCTGGAATACTCCTCTTGAAGCTCCGCTCGTTAGAAGGGCATTTTTAGCATTTTTAAATGCTACGAAGGTAAAAGTAACAATAGATGGCAATTTTAGCATCAGACCGGGATATTCGGTATTTATTAACGATCCAGGAAATTCTTTTTCCGGATCGGCTAATGGAAAAATGCATGGATTTTGGGTTATAACATCTATAACCCATACTATTTTTAAAGATAGACATCATGAGTCAACTTTAACTTTGGCTAGGCATTACACTCCAGCTAATAGCGAAAATACAAATACACAAGTCCAAAATATACCCGGTCTAAATATTCAAAGATGAGCTACCTCAAAGATATCAATATTTTAGGATATATCGACGCAAAGGGAGATATAGCAAAGGTATCAAAAATACCTTTTACTAATCAGATAGTGAAAAATTTGCTAAATCTAAAGAGCGGAGATACTAGATTATCTGATTCTTATCAGACTGCTAGTTTAGATGACTATAAATTTCAAAGCAATAGTCCAAAATTGATGTTTACTAATACTAATTTAACATCAAGAGTAAGAAATGCTCTAAAAGATATAACAAATATAAAATTAAAACCTGTTCAAGGACTGACAAGTGTTACCTTTGATGTTTCTTATGAAATATTGGATTCTGTATCAAAAAATCTACAGACTTCAAGCTTTAAGTTCACGATAGATAAATAATTTCATGAATTATGATATCAATCTGGTAGACCTTGACAAAGACACATTAAAGCAAAATTTAACCGATTATCTCAAATCTACTGAGGTTGGAAAGCAGTACGATTTAGACACAAACGGTACGGCTGTAAAGATGTTAATTGATCTTTTTAGCTATAATACGCTCATCTGGGCGCACTATTTACATTTTGTGAATAAAGAATCCTTCATTTCTACAGCTCAAAGAACCGATTCTATTGCTAAATTATTACAATCTTCAGGATTTACGGTATCAAATAAAAATTCTGCTATCAGCCTTGTAACATTTACCAAAACAAACGCAAGTCTTGCCCAGATTGATAGGTTTGCTGTTGTTCGCGGTAGAAATGCCAATAACAGTATAGAAAATTTTTATTATGTTGATGATCTGACTACTTTAGATGCTTCTACAACGCTTACTTTTTACGCGGGTAACTCTCTAGTCAAAGAAAATAGAATATATGTCGATTTAGATAATCAAGAATATCAAATTGCAGATACTGATGTAGATGTAAGAACAATAAGAGTATCGGTAAACTCCATTTACTGGAATAATCATACTAATGATTCACTACAAGATACAGATGAATATTCTCAAATTTTCTTTGTTGTCAAAAAAGGAAAATATTACTACATTAAATTTGGAAAAGATCTACAAAGTCAAAATATTAACAGTATTGGAAAATCTGTTACAGGAGCAGACATTGTAAAATTATCGTATGTTATATCTTCTGGATTAGATGGTAATGGAGTAAAACTAACAGAACTAGTATCTAATGGAACTAAAACAATACCAACTGTTTTAGTTTCCTCTACCCCTTCAAGTGGAGGATACGATACACCTGATTTATATTATCTTAAATATATTGGACCAAGATATTATGGTTATCAGGGACTAATTACAAAATCAGATTATGAGGCAGCAATCATATCATCTGGATACCTATCAGATTACACAGATCCACAAAATAAAATA